CTTATCAAATCTATATGACATAGTTGTCATGGTAGTTTCGTCATGTAATTTTCCCAAAAGCATTCTTATTCCATGAGCAATATCCTTTGAACGAATCGTTTTTTTATCAAAATCCTTTTCATTACGAACATTACAGGAATGCTCTGATGGATAAGGCTTTAATATGTCCTTTTCATAACTCACAATTGTACAAGTTTTGTTTCAAGAACTTTACGCTTAGCTGTATATTCACTCAGGTTATCGCCCTGAATAGAATCGGCACAGTCAGCTACCTGTTTTTTTAATAGCTCTGTGACCTGTTTTTTTGTGTATTTTCTTTCTTCAGTCATTACATTGCCTCCGGTATTTTATATTGTTCGTAAAATTTATCACTTCGCTCAATATCAGATGTTTCAGAAAAGTCAAGAGGTATACGGTTTGCTGTTATATATCTTACCTGCATTTCCGGTTCTCCTGTAGGTTCCTCTCCAAGCATTTCAAGATACTGATCACCGGTTATGATCCCATCCTGCCACATCTTTGAAACCCATTCTACTTTTTTAGCCTTTTCCTCTTGCAGGGCTTCAATCCCTGAAAAATCAGGTTTCAGGATCAGATCACCATAAGGCTTTAATATTTCTTCATTGATACCTTCACAGAAAGTGTTCACATCAGGAATGATCCTGTTTGTATAGATTGCCTTCGAAGCCTCGACCATGTTGTTGTAAATACTCGAAGACATATCATTAAAAAGTTGTGCCGGCACCTGCAACAGGTTGCAGAAAACCCTCCTACCGTGCTCACTCATGTTGATGACCTGAAGCTCCCGGAGGTTATCGTATCCTATCTTGGTATATCCCATCCGGCCACTTTCTTTAACAAGAGTAAATATCGGCACTGTCATATTATTCACTCCCTGGTATTTTGTGCGATATCTTTCACGGAATTTGTTTTCCTGTTCATCTGTACTACTTCCGATATCTTCACCGCTTTTCCAAAGTATCCCCGGCGGGTGTCCGTATTCGTACATCTTTGATGTTATCTCGTATCCCTTGTTCTGTGAATTAATAATATGCTTTGCAACCTTTACAGGCGATTGTCCCATGAAATTTTTCCCATCTTCAAAGTTCAATGTAGGAGCAAACCTTTCATGCCATACATCTGAAGGTTCTATTTCGTAAGTCTGGTTTATATCCAGTACGTATTTCCCGATAGGTTTGCGCCAGCCTGCTGATCTGATTGTTACATTTTGCGAAGGCATGACAATAAGGCCATCTTTGTTTATCCTGCCCCGGTTCATACCTTCCGGTAATTTAGGAGTGTAAACAATCATATTGCCAGTCACATAAGCAGAAATAACCCAATGACGTTTAAATTCATTCCAGTTCTGATAATAATTTGTTCTTTTCAGCCAGGTGATTTTTTCATTATCGGTACGTTCATATTCTTTCCCCTTTTTTTCATTCAGGTAAAGAGGGACTGCTGCAAACATCCCGGCCAGCTTGGTAATGATTGAAAACAGATCGGGATTGCCTTCGTAACCTTCCCTGACATAATCTTTCAGCTTGGAATCTTTCCCCAGTGCCATGCCGGATGAAAGAAATTCATACATTGCATGGTATAGCTCATTTTGCTGGGATACCCGGAATTCCATTTCAGCTAACATGGCTTTCTGTTGTTCTATGACCTTCTGATATTTTTTAGATCCAAACATATACGTTTTTTCGTAATCCCTTTTGTTAAAAACTAATATATTGATATACAATTAGTTAACTTTTCAAAACCTTTTAAAATACCTGAAAATGCCTTATTTTTGCTTGTTTTCACTTAATTTATTGATATTCAGTAAATTAACTTCTTATTTTAAAGCTCTCTAAGCAATGATCTTTTAATACGAATATTAGTATATCACTTTATCTTGCTAATGCAATACAACGTATTTAATTGAATTGTTAAATTATTGATATTCAATTAATTATCATATCCAGACGTTTGTATTTACTTTCTGCTTATGATACATAAAACAATACCTTCCGGCGTCAATCAAATGATTAAAGTCATCAATTGGTATCCCTGCTTTTTTATCACTCCACAAGTAATTGTTAAATTCTTTTTGCAGATTGAATGAATCTTCGGTAATAACAAACTGGTAATCAAGTAATGTTTTGATCCATTCATTGACAGTTCCATCTTTTTTTACAGGAACAATATTCAATTTCAGCTTGGATGTTAAAGATTTTGTTTTCAGCTCATTTATCATTCTTGGATCTGCACAATCCGCAACTATCAAATCGTTGGATTTTTCTATCGATTGCAAAACCGATTTTTTCAGTTCTCCGGTAGATTGACCTGATTTGTAGAACTTTTCATCCCAATAGATTTTTTTTCTTTTTTCATCAATAGCACTCTTAAGCATGGCATCAGGATGAGGATGAAAACCGAAGTCAAGTCCATAGCTGTATGATAATGTATTGTCAAATTCTCCATATGTCCAGTTTGTGAATATCTGACCTTCATTAATACCAATCTTACCTTCACCATATACTCTCCACCAATTAGTAAATTCAGATTTGTCTTTTTTCCAGAGTATTTTTGACAGCTCAGCTTCCGGCAACCAGGGATTATCGAGATAAGTTGAATGAATTAATTCATGTTCAAAATGTGGGATCACTCTTTCATGAACCCAAAATTCTGATCGTGGGTTATAATCAACGAAAGTGCAAAGGTGCGTCCTCTGATTAAGCTGGTCAAAATCGTCGTAATTAACCCTGTTATTTGCTTCATTGATAAAAAGCAATTCGCGCCTGGGGCCGTGTACCTTAGCATAATTATCCCTGATTCCGAAATATTCAAGAGTAGATTTACCTATCTTGAAAAAATGATCTGTTTTATTGTGTATTGCATCGGGATTTTCACCGTAACTGAGAAGGATATTATATAAATCCCGGACTATCCCTATCTTCAAATGAGGTAAGGCATAAGAACAAACAGAAGCAATCAGGGGCCGTTTTGAATGTTTCAGGATATCATAAATATTCTGAAGTATGGAATAGGTTTTTGAAGAACCTTGTCCGCCTTCATTTATGATCAGTTTTTGTCCCTGATCAAATGCTTCTGCATTTTTAAAATATATGTCAGTTAAGTTGACCAAGTTTCTTTAAATGTTCTTTGTATTTTTGGATATCGTTCTCTTTTGTAACACTAATCTCCAATGGTTGTATCTTGTCGCCCTTACTTGTATAATCAATGTTTTGACTATCCCTCCATTTATCAGGCTGTCTGTTTTTAAGCCAGAAAATTGCAGCAGTTGTATCAGGAGGGAAATATTTCATTATCTTTTCTTTAATTATAGTACCTTGATATTGCGTTATATAAAGATCTTTGTGTTCATATCCCATTGCTCTTTCATAAAGTCTTTTTGCAACTTCAGAATCTGCAATATCCTTTCCGTTTTTTAAGGACTCAAAAAATTCTGGATGTGATTGCTTCCAATTATTGATAGTTTGTTCAGTAGTGTCAAAAGCATTGGCAAATTCTTCATCAGTAGCGCCAAGCAATGCCATTTGATAAGCTATTCTGCAATATTCAGGTTTATATTTTGAAGGTCTTCCCATTAAGCCATATTAATATATTAAGACATTGTTCGTAATTTTACGAACAAAGGATCTTATTTTATGTTCGCCATTCGTAGAAATACGAACCGTATTTTCTCACGGTTTGAATCCCTGGATATAGGGTTAATCAAAGAATGAAATTCAATGATTCAGATATTGGAAATGACCGTTCCCTGTATCGGATGGAATTTTTTCAGACCTTTCGGCTATCCAGGTCGTAGTTATAAACCGTAAATTCACTACACTTTTTCCCATATTTCCAAATATCAAAACCTTACCTTTTTACAGTAGGTGGTAACAACTGTTTAGAATATTAATATATTAAAATATTCAGATATTAAACTCTTCAATTCAGATAATAATACAAAATTGAATTAATTAAAGCAAATCTTTAGGTAGGAAAGTTTTCAACAAAGGAAAGTCAAAGGAGTCTTAAGGTGGTTATTGGTAAGGTTTTTATGATATTAAAAATCAGGACATTTTTTGAAATATAAAAATAAATTCCCGGCTGTAGCCTTTAAGTCTATTTATTGTTTGAACGATAATATTTTTTCTTATCTGTATCCTTCTTTTCAGTTTAAATCTATAAGCAAGACTTATAATATCATTCATGATAAATGCGTGGCAATGATGTTTATCATACATTGCC